TTACATCACCGGGCAGTCATCAAACTCCGCGTTCCTGGCATCATTAATGATGTACGTGATCACTCCGAATATAGCGGGTGCAGAACTGTAACCGTCATCATCTGCTGGCAGCGCCTCCCTTCTCCCGTTCTCCAGATTAACCAGGTGGGGCTGAGGATGAGTCCGATATCGCTTGATCCTGAATTCCCCGTCTATCGCGCATATCAGCAGCGAGCCATCACAGGGAGAAAGTGACGCATCAACAACAAGCAGCGCCCCCTGGATTATTCCTTCCCTGAAATGTGAACGTGATGCACGCATGAAGTAAGTCGCTGCGGGCTGACTGATAAGCTGCTGATCAAGGGAAATCCTTGTTTCAACGTAATCTGCCGCAGGTGAAGGAAAGCCCATGTTTACGCCCTCTCTTGAATACCGGATAAAAACACAGTATAAGTACTGTATATCCATCCAGTAAAGGAGCAATGAGCAATGTTCGTGGAACTCGTTTATGACAAAAGGAATTTTGATGGTCTGCCCGGTGCAAAAGATATCATTCTGGGCGAGTTGACCAAGAGGGTTCTCCGTATCTTCCCTGATGCTGATGTTCGGGTTAAACCGATGATGACACTGCCGGCGATCAACACTGACGCCAGCAAGCATGAGAAGGAACAGATAAGCCGTACTGTTCAGGAAATGTTTGAAGAGGCTGAATTCTGGTTAGTGAGTGAGTAAAGATTTTCAATGCCCGCCACAGTTACGTATTGATTACGCTGTGGCGGATATTCATTTTCGTAAACGTTCCTATGCTGGTATTGCAGGCCATTGAAAACCATCTCTGATGGCGTCTTCTGCTATCACGGCCTTTACTGCTCTTTTATATGCCATCCACGCTGACAGCTTAATCCTGTCATCATCGCTGATGTCACCTAATGCCAGTTCAGTCCGCCAGTCGGCAGTAACTGTATCTGCATATAACAGCAACGCGGTGCGCTGCCGTTCAACATCCGCCAATACCTGATCATGAGTAGGAGGTGTAACATCGCCCCATACAGGCCCACTTTTTCCCGGACGCATAACCTGATTACCTCGTCCCTTAATAAACTCGATATAGGTTTCCTCTGTGACTTCGACCAGGTCATTTCCGGAATAGCTCTCTGCTGTCTGTTCCAGTAAAAATCCGTTCAATGATGGACTGTAAAAAGTTTTCATTAATAGCCTCGTACAAAATACATCAGTTGAATTGAATCATTGATGAGCGGTACACCTGTTGTTGCTGCCCTTACCGCAAAAGATATGGACGATGTAGGTCCAGATGTAGGCTGATAGGAAGAAAATACAAACGGGGAATTGTCACCTACGTAGCTGGAACCACACTGGTGCGCTTCGAAATATATAACTCCACCAAGAAAAGTATCAGGGAGAGTAATAAAAATATTGCCGTTTGAATCAGTTGGTACTGTTATGTATCCACACATGAACCGCAACCCACCGGGTTGATTCCCTACGACAGACGTACTGGTTTTTGACGATGTAAAGTCTGACAAAGAAGCTTTTTGCCCCAGGGCGCTGTTTACAGTGGAGTAAAAATTAGCGTCATTATTAATTGCTGACGCCAGTTTTTTTAGCGTGTTCAATACGGCCGGTGCGCCACCATTCAGATTCGCGATGGCCTGAGCAACAAATGCAGTATTCGCAATGCGAAAATCTATTTCTGCCTGGTCCGCTGTCGGTACAGAGGGCGTACCAGAAAACGACGGGCTTGCGAGTGGGGCTTTAAGTGCAAGCGCCTGCGTGATACCAAGGTTTGAGAGAGCCTCTGCAATTGCTGCAGCTCCGTCTGCTTTAATATCTGCAAAAGGATGCGCGCGGCTTAGCAGCAGTGCTTTCAGGGCAGTCAGTAACTGGTTATGTTTTGATTTTTCCAGGTTAACGCCGCTTGCTTCGACCACTCCCGCCAGTTCTTCCTGCAACATGTCGAAATAGTCGTCATCCAAATCAGTGGCAGGCGTTCCTGTTTGCGGGTTTCCACGGGTAAAGCCGTTCTTGCCCGCGCCGAATTTATCTTTCTGCGCAGTAGGTGTGTCAATACGATGCATAATGTCTCCGGTTACGGATATTTGAAGATTACGTAGGTATGGGACGGACAGAGTTTATTGATCACGCATTCAGCTACCGTATCACCCCAGTAACGAATCGGTGTTTCACAATTGTCCGAGCAGGTCATCCAGTAGGCATCCGTTGAAGCAGGCATATTAACCTGCCAGTAATAACGCCATTCAGTTGAATAAGTCGCATCCGTGCACGACGACGTACACTTGAAAGTTCCCTTGTTATAACGTGTGATGGTGGCGCCAGGCTTCCCCAGTGCAGCCAGCTGACGAAGATAGAAATCTTCGTTGATTCCTCCAGTAAGATTAACTTTTGCGTCCAGCCGCTGCTGTCTCTGCCGTAACGTCTGGGTTCCTGAAGGAATGCATTCATCAGGCAGACCGCAGCACCGCTCCCATCGGTCAATAAGTTCTGCTGTGGTACGCGGATCAAGTTCCAGCATGAGTTCATCAACACGCTGATGCGCCCTGAACAAAGAAGGAGCTACGCCACTTATTGCAACATCGTCAACTGACCATGCAGGCCCTGGTGGAAGCAGCGCACTCAGTAACTGGACATAATCGTCATTACTCACGCCCACGTTATTACCCCCGGTACAGCCAGTTCATTTTTTGCAACTGGCGTATCAACTGTTGGAGAAAGTAGCTTATGGCTGTGCTCACCGGCAGCTATAGAAATCGCCTCGTTTGTACGGGACAGCTCAAGCGTCCCTTCCGGATAGCCGTCACGCAGCAGGAATGAACGAAGCTCGGCCTCAACTGCGGCACGTATTTCAGGTGTATCCGGGGTCAGGTCAATGGTGTAGTTGACTGTTTTTGGCGTTCCCTTAAATACATAGAGGTCTGAACCCGCTACGGGCGCCAACGGTTCAATATGTGCCTGAGCTGCAGCCACTGTTGCATCATCAAGAATCGGGTTAATCAGGTCGCTACTGGCAATCAAAACGCCAACCGTTCCCGTACCCATCCAGTGACGGTAAGTCCACGCACGCGTTACGCCGGGTACTTCTTTTGCCCAGACAACATAATCTCCGTCAGCGCCACCTTGCGGGGTCCAGTAGTAGCGCTCCAGAACACGGGCACGCCAGACCTCAAGGTCTTCAGTATCAAAACCGCCAGCGATCGTATCGGCCATGCCACCAGAAGGAAGTCCGTTAACCGGCGTAACCAGTGAGAGCGCCTCACCATCATCCATATTTCCGGTCGTGCCTGTCACGCTGCAGGCAACGGGCACACGAAGCACACCACCGGCACTCGTTACGTCTGCCTGAACGATGTACTGGACAAGGTCGTCACGCTGGATGACCGATCCGGCACTCACCTTCAGCCCGTTCGTTACGCCATCCCATCGCATAAAACCTGATGCAGCCACGGCATCTTTTCTCGGACAGCGTTTCATCGCCGCATGCCGATAAAGCCATGACTCATCGCACAGGTCAGGCAGCATATTCATCGCCAGATAATCGATATAGCCATAAACCGTATGTAGCGCCCCAGCATAAACCTTGGCCCTGACATCTTCATCCATGCGGCGAAGCTCATCATTGATGTCAAGTTGTGCAAAAAGGTCGGTGCGGATCATGCTGATGTTTTCGGCCAGCGTTGGCCGCTGAAATTCACTGTCCGCCATTTGCAATCACGCTCCAGAAATCGTTAAAAGAAATTGTTACCGGACCATCCCGGCGCCACAGAACAATGCTGTTTCCCAGTTCATTGATACCGGTTCGCTGTACATCGATATCTACCCTGGACACAACACCGTCATCGAGCATCCACTGAAGGGATTCACGGATATACGTTCGCACCGTGTTCACCAGTGCGTTGGTGAGCTTGCTCCGTTGTAAAAGCCATAGCTTTGACCCATACCGATCGTTAGCCACCATCGGCCAGGTATCTCCCCACCACCCCATCGGTACATCAGCATTGTCGTCAGGGTCTGCACGCCGGTGAGTGAATAATGAAATCACTACAGCGCGGGTGAGCGGATCAAGCTGAGAACTGTCACATACTCGTTTCCCATTTACCGTAAGCCAGAGTTCCATCACGCCCCCATTTGTTTATCAGGTGCATCGGTGTTATTGCCCTGCCCGTTTTCTCTGTGTTTATGCCCGTTATAAGCAATACGCATCGCCGACATTGTCTGGCCAGAAGTATCACAGAGGTCTTTGATCTGGCCCGTTGACTCAATGTCCATTTCAAAGCGGGCTTTAGGCGCGTTTTTAAACGTAATCACCTTGCCACCGCCATCAACAACAATCCCGGCGTGTGTCAGCATGACTGACTGCCCCTGGTCATCGTAGAGAGCGACCTCCCCCGTTTTGAGCCCCTTCATGCGATAGCGACGATCAGACACGGTGATCGCAACGGCGTGAGAACGGTCGCCGTCAGGAAACAGAACAACAGCCTCAGCACCCGCTTTTGCACGAGAAGTGAAGCCATAGGGTTCAAGGTGCTCAATGCCCGCCTTTTGCTGCCCAGCCAGTAACTCAACATCTATCATCTGGCACTTAGAAGCCGCGTTGATACTCTTCACAACAGCGCGGCCAATGAGTCCCAGAACCTGCCTCTGAAGGCTTTGCATTACTCCCATCAGAACGGGTCCTCTTTGACTTTGCGTTTTTTAGCACGCTTCTGACTGCTCTCTTCGGGCTCAGGAAGATAGGCATCCGGCGGCCCGACACGTAACTCTGTCAGGGTGCCGTTATTGTCTTTAGTGAATGAGACTTCAGAGATGAGGAGTTCGCGGTTGTTGAATCCGCAGACCGGATCGAAAACAATAACCCGCTGGTTTGGCTGCCAAAGAGAACCATCTCCCTGTCGCCAACCCCACACCGTGTACGTGGTTTCATCGGTACGTGCAGCTCGCTGGCGCGCCTCGAATTCAGCACGCGCAATGCAACTGGCTCCTGTTGACTGCCCCGTCTGCTGTACTGCCATGGGACGATAGCGGCCAATTGATGCGTCTGTTGTTTTTGCGCGAAGCGCCGTTGTTGTCGCAGCCCCAAAATCATCATCGTTTCCGGCACGCTGCCCAGATACCTGGTATGTTGAAAAACGTTCACGGATACTTTTCTCGGTATCGCAGGAAATAACGTTTTTACCCAGCACCAGAGCTGTATGAGCGCGCGTACTACCAATGCCGCCGATAACAAGCCTGCCTCGAGGGTCGTCGTAGGCCAGCGCCTGCTGTTGTCCAAGCATCTTATTGAGGACTTCAATAACCGTTTCACCGTGGTCGGGTTGCACGCCGGGAATAACACTACCCGGCGCGCCAGCGTTTATCACCGCAATGCCAAAAGGTCTGGCAAGCGCCGAGGCAACCTGAACGAGTGATTGCCCATTGAATTGAGTCGGTTCAGCAGCACAATCAATCAGATCGGCGGTCAGACTTCGCCCGCTAATTCCGACACTAATTGATCGCGCATCATAGCGAACCGGCGTTGCTTCAACCCAACCGGTAACCACCAGGTCAGCACCGATTAGAACCTCAACCTTGTCGCCGTTTTTAACCCTGGGCTGAAGTGACGCAACACCATCACCACCGGGCCACTGGCGGGTAATCTCTACACTAAAATCTCGGGCCAAACGCTCAATCCCTGCACCAATACGAATTGACGTCCAGCCCCCCCACTCACGACCGTTAACACGGAGAGTCACGTTATCGTTCATCGTACAGGAACCCTCAGCGGAGCTACCGGCACAAAGCCCGGGTGAGCCACAGCATTGCGCCTGACAATGTCAGACTCCCGTGAAGCGTTATCGAACCAGGTTGCTGCCAGAACCAGTGCAGGCGTTACCTCATCAGGCGTTCTGATAACGGTCTTTTGGGTCTGTATCAGGCGGTGTTTTATGTCTTTGTTAAGGTCAGATTTCACTCTGCGCAAAGCGAGAAACAAACGATCATCGGTCGTGCGGGATAGTTCTTTATCAATAGCAGTATTCAGCGTGTCACGGATATCGACGAGGTCATCCCACGTAGGCACATCAACCGCCGCCGTTTCATCTGGTGCGTTATTCAGCTCAGGATGAGTAACAGAAGGCCAGCCAGTGGACTGCTGGCTTTGTTCGATTGTGGTGATGACTGGCGCGGGTAACGTTGTGACAGCATAAGCCGCTTCGCTTATTGCTGTTGTGCGAATCGCACTGGCAACATAATTACTTTGCTGCTTCTGGTTCTGCGTCGTCCTGCTGTCTGTTTTCCATACTCCACGCGGAGCCAGATCGCTGCCCAGAGATATGCCGGAAAAATTTTTAATCATTGTTAACAAGTCGCTGGCATTACCTGAGAGCCGATTCCCTGAACGCCACATTGTCTGCAACTGGTCAACAAAGCCTTTGCCTGAAGATGGCGGCGGGAGCAAAACAGAGATATCCCCCTGCATGAGACGTGCGGCGGCGGAAATACCAGAATCGACCATCGCCATTTTGTCAGAGACATAGCCAAGCATGCTGGTCGCATCGTCAATCACACCGTTCTGAACAAAATCAGGCATGCCATCCATACCGAACTTCTCAAAGTTATCGCTAATACAGTCATCAAGGGCAGAACAGGAGGAAACAAGCGTGTTGGCCGTCGCGGCTCCTGATGTCGGATAAGTAAGTTCACCAGCCTCAACGAAACGAAGATCAAAACGCACCATGCGACCTTCACTGCTTGAAGAACTTACGTTAATTTCACCGTCAACACAGACGCTCATCTCACCGTATGCCGGATGAACAAGCGTCCCCGGCCCCGGCTTATTAAGCGCTTCAATCAATCTGTCTCGTTGTTCGTAGCAGTCATCGCCAATGACATACCCAGAAAATTTAGGTCGTGAAGTCGCTTTGCCCAGGTCTTCCGTATAGGGCTTATCACGGTTCACAAATTCATGTGTTTCGACGCGCCGCCCAGCGGTTAGACTCTCGTCTTCAGTTTTGAACGGAACACCACGAAACGACGCATCCACCAGCCGATCTTTCCACGCCATATAAACTCCGGGCATAAAAAAACCCGCCGAAGCGGGTTTCGTATTAGAGGCAAAATTACTTAGCTAAAAAAAGTGCGTTACTATAATTTGCCTGTTGGCTTTCGATAAATTTCTTAATATTTTCGTTGGAAAAATCTTTGATAAATGAACCTTTAACCATTGGTATTTCTTTTTCATCCAACGTCAATGTAAACAAAGGTTGATACTCGCTGGTATAACGAACAGCTGAAGTGATTTCCAATTTAGCATCATCGATCACACTAAGATTTTCGGCTGTGAGTTTCTCGTCTCCTTTCGTTTTCCCTTCATTAAGTGCCTTGAGTATCTCTGTAATTTTTGTGTCAAGTTCACTTGAGAAGTCGTCAGGATTCCCTTCAGATATTAAAACCTGCTCACCTTCTTTAAAAATCAACTTTGCGCTTAGTAATTTTTGCTCTTTATATATATCACCTAATTTTACAGCACCTCCTGCAAGGGGGATTACGTGCTCATTCTTAAACGAAATATTTTCAGAGATAATAAGTGCAGAAAAAACCACTGACACACCAATTATTGCACTTGCTATTATATGAGTCTTCATAATATCCTTGTGTTACTTCCTATAGTTATCAGCTATGCACACGATAGCAAGCCCAAAAATACATTGGTCTATCCTCTCATGCCAGTTTTTCCTATTCTTGTGTAACCCACGTCATGATTTACATCTATACCAGAAGATCGGGTGTCAGTAACACGCATGCCCAACGGGGCATCTTTGAAGGATACTGTAATTTCTCCCTCAGCTTTCTTTGTCCCAGATTGGTTTATTTGATAGGGATTATATCCTTGGGAGGGAACACCAGTACCATAGGCCCCGTAACCACCAGCACCCCACTGCGCAGCGTTAGCAGCAGCAACGGTGTCACTGGCTCCGTCAGAAAACCATTCGATAATGGGTTTGAGCGTCTCCCACATATCTTGGAACCATTTAACAACTGGCCCCCAGTTGTTGATTACAATTCCAAGCGGTGTCCAGGCAAACACCGTCTTAATGAGTTCCCACCCTTTTTCGAAATATGGCCCAATCTTCCCCCACATCTGTTTGAACCAAGGGCCAACCGTACTCCAGTTGGCAATGATATAACCAGCGGCTAATGCAATAAGTCTGAAGACCATTCCCCACGGGGACATTGATATAGTCTTACTCACCAGACCTAAAGCAAAGTTAACTCCCATAAACCCAAGCTTTAAAGCAGCAAGACCAGCAACAAGGCCGACTACTCCCCTGATTACATCGGGATTTTTCTCGGCAAAGTTAGAAAATTTTTCCCCTAGGTCACCAAGCCAATTAACAATCTGTTTAGTGTCCGATGAAAAAGCACCACCTATAGCTGCGAGTCCATTTGTGGCCGTCCCTGTCATCGCCTCCCATAGGTTGGTAAGAGTTCCCAGCTGGGCTTGAACTCGATTATTCAGACTGGCCTGTTTATTCATTTTTTGCTGGATCTGATCGTAGCCGTCTTTACCTTTGTCGATCAGGGCATTCACAACCTGCAGAGTTTCAGCATCATCGCCAAAGAGAGTTTTCAGTACTGAAGTTTTATCCGTATCTGTAAGTTTGCGTAGCTTGGCCAACTGGCTAAACATTTTGTCCAGACCACCAAAACTACCTTTCCCGTCAGTAAAATCCAGTCGAATACCCTGTGTTTTTAGCGTCTTGTTCGTCGCTCTGACCTTCTTAAGATCAAGTCCTGATTGAATGACTTTTCGAAGAGCGTTACCGGCTGACTCGCCCTGCATGCCCATCTGATCCATCATGACGCTGATAGGCGCCAGCCCCTGAGCGGCCTTAAGTCCATCCTTGTTCACCATTTTCAGGACTGAACTGGTTTTGGTAAAAAATGACAACATGTTGGTATCGTCCACGCCCAGATAAAATGCCTTCTGGATGGTATCGAACAAGCCCATCATGTCATCTGATGCGGTCCCAGTTGCGTCCTGCATTTTTGCGGCGAATTCTGCCGCTGCTTCAGGTGTTTTTTTAAGCTGTACAGCAAGGTATGCTGTCGCTTTGCCTACCCCACCCAGAATATTTTCTGCCGGGATACCCTGGCGAACCAACATCTGCATCATGTTCTGAAAATCAGCAGTCGTGCCAGGTAACTGATTCCCAAGCCCAACAGCCAGTTTGTTTATTTTTTCAAAACTATTGCCGACTTCTCCGTTCGCCTGCATCATCGCGACCTTCAGCCCTGTAGCCGCGTTCTCCTGATCCGCATAGGCTTTCAGCGATACAGTCAATCCAGCAGCCAAACCACCAGCCAATGCTAATCCACCCTTTGAAGCTTCCTCTGCCTGACGCTTGAAACCACGGATGTTTTTCTGCATCCGTGAAAGTGCTGGAGATAATTTATCCACACCAGTGATTAGCGCTTTAAGCTCAAACTCAGCCATTACGTTTCTTCTCCTGTTCTATCCTGTTAGCCTGACTGACCAGCAGAGGAATCTCACTGATTGGCATTTTCAGCAGTTCAAATGGATTAATGCGCCAGTAACTGGCGCAGTCAAAAAAACGGTCAGTGAGATAATCGGCTGTCAGGCCTGGAGGAAAAAACCTGCAACAAGCCAGCCTGCACTATTCAGATCGCCGGGTTTCATCTGATCTACCGTACTCAGTGGTACATTTGCCAGACGGACTATGTACTTCGCGATAATATGCGCCTGCAGTTTGATGGACTCGTCCTGATTCATCTGGTACGGATAACCAAGTTCACGAACGTCCTTTCCAGTCGGTTCGTTAAATTCCAGAACACTGATCATTTCTCCATGCGCGGTTACTGGATGGTTTAGTTCAAGTTCTTTCATTACTGGTAATCCCCTTCTTCACCGTGGAATTCAAGATCTACCGTACCTTCTTCGGCGTTATGGTTTGCTTCGCCGTGCAGCCAGGCTGACGACAAGACATAAACCTGACCATTTGCCAGTTCGGCGGTAATGGTCATCTGGTCCGAGGTAGTGATCTTGTTGACCGGAAAATCTTTCGGCACTTTGAAAGTGCCTTTGATATACGGCGCGCGGTGTGTTTCTTTACGATCCACCGAACCATCAAGGCCAATAACATCATCATTGACCTTAGTGTTCATCGGCACCTCAATACCGCCGGTCATGGATAATTGCTGACCATCAATTTTGAAATAACAAGTACCTGCAATGCGCGGCATTATGCGGACTCCTCTTGATACTGAAGGCGGAACTGGTTAACAACCGCAAACACTCGCAGCTGGTTAACGTAGTCAGGCGGGAACAAGGTGTTGATACGGTTTGGGTTTGTCGCGTCACGTTCAACCTTCAGGTATTGCTTGAACAGGTCGTAATTTTCTACGATCCCGGCGCGCTCCATCTGTCGGTAAGTCGCCAGCAGTTCCCCTTTGATAACTGCCGGGGTAACAATCGCCTGACCAGGACCAAAGCGAGTGCCGTCGTTCGCCAGTTTATGGCGCCCATATTTACTGGTGATAACCGATTTCAGTCTGCGCAAGACATAAGCGCTGGTATGCAGCGTCTCGCTGTCGAGATAGCTGTTGTCTGCAACACCGTAGGCGTTTTTCTTGTACGTTGTAACGTCGCGCTGAATGCGCAGCGTGCCGCTTTCAACGTATGAGGTTGCAATCCCATGTGACAGCAGAGACTGCTGCTCGGTCATCGTGAAGCGCTTCCCTTTTGGCGCTGGTAGCATGTCCACGAGTTCACCTGTCTGGGTTGGGCGCGCCGGATCATTGCGGATAAATACCGCATTGCGCGCGGTACGACTGGCCGCTAGCTCATCTGCCGGAGTCTGCGTTTCTTTCTCGTAGCCCGCCAGAGTAATGTGCTGCTGGTTAAGCTGATCACCAGCGGCAACCAGCTCAGAGAGCGTTCCTAGTTTCGAGGTATAAACGTGGCCATACAGCTGGCGCGCGTAGCTCCAGCGACCGCTGGTATCGTTCATTTCGCTGACAAACGCGTTCACCGAGGCCAAATCGCTGAACGGATGACCAATATAATCAAACGGCTCATCGGCCATGGCAGCAATAGCACCGTTGAGTACCGGGGCACCTGTTCCGGCAGTACCAGCGGCAACGGCTACAGCTACGCCTGCGGGCAAAACTTCCCCTCCACCGTAACCGTAATAATTCAGAACCACGGGGATTTCATTCCCGCTCAGACCTTTGTGACGCGCTGTCAGAGTGACCACGCCAGCAGCAGACGAAGCGATAACCGGCAATGTTGGATCAGCATTGATTGCATCTTTAATGCTCGATGCCACAGCCTCAACATCATCACCGCTTACAACTGCAGCCTGAATGCGAGTACGCCCGACATAAACATTCACCGTGCCGCTCTCGGTTGCTGCGCCCGTTACGGTAAGGGTATACGTGGCCGCCACTCCTGCCGCTGGCTCTGGGACTGCAATGATGTAAAGCTCACCAAAAGGATCGGTTTTGCGATACGCAGCAACCATGCGAGCAAGCTGACTACCGGGACCACAAATCTGCTTTGCGTAATCAGCGGACGGCATCAGCACCAGTGAATCAGGCTGAATTGACGCACCTGTATTCGCATGGCCAAGCAGCAATGATGGCGCTGACTCCTGACTTGTATTCGCCGCCGAATTATCCATCTCAGCATAAAACAGTGGCACCAGCGTATTTGCCGGGATAGTGCTGAAACTAACGGTCATTGGTTTCCACCTTTTTTTGTTTAACTTTGTTCACGCGCCTGATATCACCAGCGGCTTCCCGGCGCAGCCAGTAGCTGCTTTCTTCAACATTTCGCCCTTCAACAGGCAAAAGGTCACCTCGGGCAGGGTCATGTACTGACCGCCCTTTTTGGGGTTTTACAAACATGGTTTTCCTCAGGAGGGGAGAGTTATCTCTGTGCGATGTTCGGGCTTCCCGTCGGGGCCATGTCCGGGATCGATAAAATCAACATCAATCGCCAGCGTTTTAAAATCATCCAGATCGTTCAGTTCATCCTGCTGGCGAGTGTCATCTTCTGAAAGCTCTTTCAACACAGAGAAGTCGAACTGGTAGCTCAGTTCATGCCGGTTCACATCAAGCAGCGTACCACCTGCATAGGTGATCGGGTTTCCGCGCTCTTCAGGATTCCAACCCAGGAGCGCTTTAAACAGTGACTGTCGTACATCGTGAACAACATCATAAGACGCAAACTGGCCTCGCTCGTCCCGGCCGTTACTGACAAAAATGATTACGGAAAAGCCCTCAGTTAAATCCTGCCAGTAGTCCGTCTGGCTTTTTTGCTCTCCTGGTGAGTCATCGCCAGGAACAACATATGCCGCAGGCAGTTTCATCTTCCCGACTTCCGGTAAGTCCTTAAACTGCGCAGCACCCGCCACACGATTCTGGAATTCCGGGCAACGCGCCCGAAGTGCTGCAATAATCGGGGCCAGTTTCATCAGCGTCGCCTCTCCGGTTTGAGTGATAGCCGCAGTTCACGCGCCAGGTAGTAACGCGTCCAAGGGTTGTTTTTGTTGAGTGTCTCAACCATAAAATTGTTACGCGGTGCCAGACGCCAGCCGCTACCACCAGAAGCGCCACGGTGATGACTGCGCCGACGTTTTGCGCCACCGCGCACACCGTAGAAGAGAAATGCCGGGTAAAAATCGCCGGTGATGAGCCGGTTACCCTGCCCGTTCCTCTGGTTCGGTGCGATTCGAGCCATAAAACCTGGTCGTTTAGCACTGGCTTTAGGCACCATGTAACCGATGGATTTAGCCAGGCGGCCAGTCTGGTAACCGGGGTTTTCACCTGGTTCAGAACGACCACGACGCATCACCAGACGGCGTGCGTCACGCATATGGCGCTGGCCGATGGTGACAAAGGCACGCCGAACGCGCGCGCGGTTGAAGCGCATTTCGTTCGGCTGCTGAAAATCAACGTGTAAAAAGGGTTCCGCCACTGGAATTCCCTCCGATATTTTCTGTAAATGACCCCAGTTCGGTGCACTCAAGAAGAAGAAACCGTCGTTTACTGTTTAGATCACGAACACGTTTCACGCGGTACACCTCATCTCCCTTCGCCACTTCAAAATCGCTGGTAATTCCGCGGCGCCAGCGAATGGTGATGTAATGCGTGATCACGTTATCTGTCTGAGCCGTTTCCTGGTATATCGTCGCGCTGGTTTGCACCACCTTTGCCCAGGCGTTGAATGAAACCGGGTATTCAGGCTCGGTACCGAAATCATCAGCAGGAACATCCACTCTTTCCCTGAGAACTACTCGCTGATCGAGTTCACCGGGGTCAGGCATGGTGTACAGAGCACTGGTGTTAGTTGACCGTCTCTTCATACTAATATCCCGATACAGGTAATCGCCGTGGATATAACAGAAATTCAAAAGCCTGAGGAGTCTCTGACATTTCCAGTTCTGATACTGAACTTCGATTCTCATACCAGTGGCTGATCAGCATCAGCATCCCCAGTTTGATATCATTGGTGAGCACGATTCCGTCAGCGTCCAGCGCCGGAATATCCGCTTTCGTGGCGTAAAGATTACGGTTAAGGTAGGTTGTAGCCTTTGCCTCTGCCGCTTCACCAAGCAAGGTCAGTAGCGTATCCTCGTCCTTAAAATACATTTCAAGACGGCACTGTTCTTTTATTTCTGGAAGCGTCAATAACATCCTGCCTCCTTATTTTTTATCTGTTCTTTTTTTAGCTGCGGCTGCCTGCTCTGCCTGCTCTGCCTGCTCTGCCTGCTCTGCCTGCTCTGCCTGCTCTGCCTGCTCTGCCTGCTCTGCCTGCTCTGCCTGCTCTGCCTGCTCTGCCTGCTCTGCCTGCTCTGCCTGCTCTGCCTGCTCTGCCTGCTCTGCCTGCTCTGCCTGCTCTGCCTGCTCTGCCTGCTCTGCAGGAGTATCCTCACTCACACATTCCGCATAACCTTTTCTAATCAGCTCTCTACCATGCTGATCCAGCGTTTCAAACTCGCTGCCTTCAGTCTGTACAGTACCGTTGAAATAAACAGGCTTAAGGGATCGCATTTTCATTTCGGATTCCTCAGGGTGAAAGCGGCCAGAAGGCCGCTGTTATGGATTATTCGCCGCCAGGAGCAGGTGCTGTAAAGGAGCCATAGATAAACGCCTCCGGGCGTTTTACCGCCAGCGCCAGACGTTCTTCACAGCGGATCGAAATCATGTTTTTCTCGAAGTCATCGGCGTTTTCGGTGGAAATAACCACATTGGCATCTTCACGATCGAAGATTTGTGCACCGGCATTGAATGCACCGGTCAGGAATTTTCCGAGGAATGCTGCTGCTTCAGTCGCCACAACCGGCAGGCCCCACAGGGTAGGCCCGGTCAGTGCTGACGGATTTGCAAGAATGTAACGACCCAGCGTGTCTTTGCTGAGTTCAATTTTCGCCCAGTCGGTGAAATGCAGAACATGACCAGATGCCGGGAAGCGAGCCAGTTGCGCCTGCAACATTGCCAGACGCAGATCGTCAATACCATTTTGATGAGCAACAGCAAACGCCGCAGCAAATGCAGATGCCTGAGGGACAATCCCCTCCAGGTGAGCGCCAGTACCATCACCAAAGAGAATTTCCTGTTCTTCGACATACTTCAGTCCATAGCGAAGCTCGGCATCAATAGTTGACTGAAGCTGTGGCATATCGTCAAGGATCTGTTTAGCCGCTTTGAACAGATGAGCGATAGTACGAACCGGCGTAATTTTTTCAGCAAATGCGATATCGCTGTACGGCTTGGTGGTATTTTCTGCCACCGCTTTAGCATTATTGGTAAATCCGGTCTGCTGAACCCAGTAAATGGTATTGGACTCAGTACGCCCAGGCGCGATCAGATCACGAATAAAAAGGCGCTGCTTCGGCTGTGTTTCAATGCCAGGAAGACGGTCCGGCGCAACAATCTGACCAGGGACATTCACTGACAACAGAGCGGCACTAACAGGAATGCTCAGGCGCTTGTTGCCTTCAACACTGGCAGCAAAAGTTTTCAGCGCTTCAGCAGAGATAACCTGCTGGCCAACAGTCTCGACAACCTGTTTTGCATTTGCAAGTGGCATCTGCGCGACATGTTGTTCAAGGTCACCAACGGTTGCTTTTAGTGTTTTTTCAGCTTCACGAAGGGCGTTAAATTCAGACGCCATTTTGTCGACAGCCGCCTTCGTTTCTTCTGAAAGCTGGCCTGATTTTTGCGCTTCTTTGAGTGCGTCTTCTGCTTTCGCGTTGAACTTACTGGTTGCCTCTTCAATGCTGGCAGTGACTTTTTTCAGAATATCGTTTACTTCAGACATAAAGGGTCCTTATTTGACTAACGCCGCCAGAGCGCTTTCAAGTGAATTGATGGTTTCAGGTTTGATATCTTCGGCAGCGCCCGGCGTACCGTCATTGTGGGTGACAGCGCCAGGCATGCCACCGGATAAGGCTTTAATGAGTTTTCTACGCTCAGAACGGGGAGTATTGGTTTTAGCCAGTAGCGCATCGAGTTTGCGCAGTGCGGCGGCGGGCGATTCATCGCCATCGCTGACTGCATCAGCAGAAAGCAGGCTGTCTGCCAGTCCTTTCGCCACGGCGTCGCTTCCACCGATATAGCTTTCAGCATCCATCAACTTCTGCACAGCTGTCATATCAAGGCCGGAGCGTGCCGCGTAGATATCAGCCATCGCGGTATCGAATGGCTCCAGTGACTGTGCCAGTTCAGCAAAGTCATGGCGGTTTCCCATAGCGTATACCCAGCAGTTGTGGATCATCAGGAAGGCACCACGACCGATCTGAATATAATCGCCAGCCATCGCAATGATCGATGCGGCACTGGCAGCAATACCCAGAACCTTAACCGTTACACGGCCTTCGTATTCGCGGAGAAGGTTATAAATCGCCAGGCCTTCGAACATATCACCGCCCGGTGAGTTGATATTCACCGTAACGTCGGCACCATTCATCGCCCGAAGTGCTCCGGCAATACGCTTGGCTGTCACCCCTTCGCCCCAGTAGTCCTGTCCGATAACATCAAAAACAGAAATGCTGTTATCGTCGGTGGCCGCAGCTTTAATCCCGCCGTCCCAGCGATCCAGTGCAGACGGTAAGGTTTCACAGGTAACGCGCGCGCAGGGACGACCCGCCGGTGCTACCGGAAGTTGTTTTTTGCTCATCAGGAAATTGCTCCTAGGCGGCCTGTTTCAGTGGAGATTGTTCGAAAGGAATATCAGGGAAAACCGCATTATGGACTTCGCGAAGCAGTTTAGCTTTTTCGGCTGTACTGTTTTTACGCAAGTCTTCAAGCGGGGTGAGATTCAGTTGAACTGTGTAGATATCCCCACCCTCAATCGGTGGAAGGTTTTCAAGGCGTCGCACATCATTACGCGACATCCATCCGTTTTGCAGTGCGGTAGTGTAATACGCCGCACGCCCTGCGCTGTCGGCACGGAGCAGGCCTTCTACAGAGAACTCCGCAAATAAATCCTCATCTCCGTTAAGCAGGCAGCGGGAAATCTCCTGCTCAATATTGACCAGCATTGGGCGCAGTGTATTAGTCAGGAACAGGAGATTCATCCCTTCAACGCTCGATGCCCAACTGCTCTGCTTCGTCGTGTGTCCTACCATAAAGGGAGGCACCCGGAACCAGCGGCAGATTTCCTCGATGCTGAATGAGCGTGATTCCAGCATCTGCGCATCTTCAGGATTCAGGGTTATGCCCTGATAGGACATATCCCCCTCCAGCACCATCACTTTTCCGGCGTTTTTAGAGCCGACGAAGCGGTTAAGGTTTTCACGGTTTTTCTGGCGCTGCTCTTTGGTCAGAAGATTCTTTGACAGGAAAAATCCGGATGTCTGAATACCGTTTTCGAAAATTTTCGCTGCGGACTCTTCAACCGCCATCGCCGCACCAAACACGTCACGTCCGGTACGCATCGGCATCATCCCGCAGATACCATCAAGGCCAAAGCCCCGGATGTGCATCATGTTTTTAACCGGGATGATGCGCGCTACGCCCTTCTCTGTGTATGTATAACGCAGTTCGCCACTGTCCAGCCGCTCCACCTTCATGCACTGAGGTAGCAACGGCACCAGTGAAACCAGTTTGGTACCAATCAACTTTTTTTCTACGTAGGCATTACCCCGAAGGCAGATACTGGCAACCACCATCAGCATAAAGCGCGACGGCGTCATTTCACTGTTGGGGCGGCGACATAACACCTGATAAGCAGGATGATTAAGTGCCAGTTTGCGGGAACCATCAGCCGCCCGTTCGTATACCTTCATCGGCAGGGTTGAAACTGATTCACTCAGCAGACGTACACAGGCCCAGACAGAAGCCAGTGCCAGCGCTTTTTCTGCTGTAACGACTTTTCCGCTGCTACTGGTGCCATACCACTCCTGCCAAAAGGCTGCGTCATTCAGTCCAATTGTTTCGCCAAGCCAGTTAACAATCGCGGTTTTGATGCGGCCCGGCCGTTTTTTTTCCTTCATCAGATACCTACCATGATCGGATCATCAAAAAAATCATCAGGGTCGCCAGTCTCTACAAGAACCGCATCCTCCGCCGCACCAATAGCCATAGCTGAAGCCACCACGCCATCAATACGGCCAGTGCTCTTCTTCTTGGCAAAGATACGGTTGTCTTTCTGATCGGCTTCCAGAACAGCAGATGCCGCATTCCAGCGCAGACAGGGGTTAGTGCGGATAATCAGTTCGCCACTGTTAAGGTGCTCTTCAAACAACTCAATGGATCGCGGCATCCACAACCCAGACTCCTGAGCCTTGTAAAAACCCTGTCCGTGCGGAACCAGTTCAACATCAACGGACTGGTTCGCCAGTTCAACTTCGAGATATTTAATTCGGTACTGGTCGCAGGCTATACATTTGATATTGTGCTTTTGCGTTAACTCCCCGATACGATCGGCCACAAACCCGTAATTAACAGCCTTACCCGGTGGAGCGTGAATAAATCCATTACGCAGCCAGGCGTCATAGGGAACATGGTCAGTTTTGGCGCGATCGAGCAGTGTGTCTTTTGGCGTCCAGAATTCGACCATTAGCTTTTTAAATTTTGGAAAGTAAAGTGCAAGCGAGGTAAGGTCGCGGGAGCCGGAGAGGTCCAGTCCGCCATAACATTCTTCACCTGTCAGTTCTTCAGGGTCGAAATCCTGCTCGCATTTCATCCACGTATCGCTGTCCACCCACGGGTCAGCAGATTCCACCCATTGGCAGAAATTAAGGCGGCGCACAATACTCTCTTTCGACGGCATCCCTCGCGCCTGCGTCACCTGCTCACGCAAATATTTCTCGGTGAAGGTGTGCCCCAGTGACGGGTTAGCCTTACCCCAGCAGGATTCGTCTTTAAACGGGTCGTCCCCTTCATCAAGCGAGCATATGAAGCTGAAAAAGCTGTCATCTTCCAGATCACCGGAAGCAACTTTTCGTCCGTACTCGTGATACTCAAAACAAACACTGGTTTTATCGTGGCCGCTGTTGGTAATAAGGAACATCAACGCCTGTCGACGCCCCTTCGTGCCAGCGCGCATCATCTCAACAACCTGATTGCTTTTATGTTCGTGAACTTCATCAATCAGAGCGCAATGTGGGCGGGGGCCTGACTGGCCATCATCAGAACTGATTGGCCGGAAAAAAGAACCAGTCTGAACAAACGCCAGATTCCATTCTTTTCCAGTACCACCTGATTTATCAATTCGCTGAGACAGAGCAGGAGACTGATCCACCATCGCCACAGCATCCCGGAACAGGATCATCGCCTGGTCTTTTTTTGTGGCGGCGGCATACACTTCAGCGCGTGGTTCTTTGTCGGCGACCAGACAATATAATCCGACGCCACCAGCGAGAGGGGATTTACCGGACCCCTTCCCGGACTCCACATAGACCATGCGGAAGCGTCGGTATCCATCACTGGCCTTCCAGCCAAAAATAGAACCAACAATAAAGGACTGCCACGGCAATAAAATAAAGGGCAAACCTTCATGCTCACCGCCGTTGAGCTTTAAAACTTTTGCAAAAAAATCAATGCCCCGTTGCGCGGATTCAATGTCCCAGGTAAGTCCTCGCGCCGGTCCATTTTCCAGATCGCGGAGATGACGGGCGCAGGCGTTACGGATATCCGGCCCGGCAAGAATCTTCCCGGTTGTGACATCCAGCGCATACTGCGTGGCCGGGTCAACCGAAGAACTGGTTGAGCGGGTCTTCTTCTTTTTCTCCACCATCAACTTTCACCTTCGTTCTGGCTGCCGGGGTAAGACCGAATTCGACCAGGTAACTTTTAAAGCGGCGATCTGCATCTGCCAGCATAGCTACAGCAGGATTTGCCTTAATCAAAAAACCACCATCCGTCTGTACGGTATAAGTTCTGCCCTCATCAGCGATCGTCAGACGCAACTGCAGAATATCGGCGTAAATATCGCAAAGGCGTTCCAGCGCAAGCACGTCTGCGACGGTGAGGACTCCCATACCATCAAGCAGTACGGTAAGTTTTCCCCATGCGACTTTCCCCCAGTCTGTGAGGTGTGCCGGTGGGCTTGGAATTTCTCTGATCGGGGTGGGTTCTTTGTCGTTAAGTTTACGTTTGCCCGGGTTACCAGTTACCACCTTCAGGTGGGACGGTTTCGGGCGCCTTCCTGCCATCGGAACCTCCCGGAAAAAAACTTTTCATTTCGCGGTTGTGCACAAAAAGGGGGGCTGGCGGTCAGGAAGACGATGCCTCCTGAACTCTTTACCCACCCTCCCCTTCGCGCTCGTGTCATATCACCTTCGCCAGTGCGACTGTGGGTCGAGTGGCAGTCCGTTCTCATCACATCCGATCACGTGACCGCGTTTCTCTTCGCGTTGCTTGGTGGAGTCGTGGTGCTGTTTACACAGTGGTTGCCAGTTAGTCTTATTCCAGAAAAGCTTCTGTGCCTTCGCTATCTCTTCCTTATTGCCGCCCTTCAGTGCTTCCTTCAGCTTATGCGGCCTTACATGGTCAACCACCGTTGCAGGGATTGCTCTGTTCTGGCGAAGGCACATGACGCATAGCGGATTTGATTTCAGAAATGAGAGCCTGGCTTTGTCCCAGCGACTGTTATAGATACGCGGCTCGGACATGTCTTCTCCTGTATTTGATGTGCGCGTGCGATGCGCAAAAACCATATCAATTGAATGTGTTTATGAAAGGGGATAATCTGAATTCTCAGTCCGCCAGCGGTGGGACGTTGGCGAATTATTCTATAGAGGAATGACTGATTTCCTCTTAAGGAGCTTTTAATGGCTGTAACTACATGTCCTAAATGTACTTCAACTAGATTTGAAATGAAGGAAACTGTTGTATCTGGTTCCCGTTATAGGGTTATGTTTATTCAGTGTTCATCATGTGGGGCTGCGATTGGAGTGCAAGACTACTACAACACTGGCGAACTATTAACCAGACTCTGTAAGAAGCTCGGGGTCCAATTCTAAATTATCGTAATCTACAGCAGGAATACTTAACTCCTGCTGTAATGCCGCTAGTCGTCGAGTTGCAACACACCGTGCTCAAGTGACCCTGAGTAGGCGATCAGCCCCGTATATTCAGGAATAACCTCTCCATCATCCGCTTCGAATTCCGGGATTGTCCCAGTGGTAATGGTGTATTGGGGTTGACCATCTTCCTTCGCGAAGGCTGCCAGGTCTTCAATCTGCTTAGCTGTAAGAACTACTGTCATATTCATGCCTCTGTTGTTAAAAAGCCCCGCTATTGCGAGGTTCGTGATTGCTCAATCGTTCGAATGTCTGCTTTATCCCTGTTACACATCCCCAACGCCCCCAGTAGGCTCACATTCAGATCAAGACTGGCCCCATAGGTCAGCGGGTCTGGAATATATGGCTGCGGGGTTTCAGCGGTCAGATTGGACGGAACTGGTTGCTGCGGCACTGGTACGTACACCGTCCGCGTATTGCCGCAGCCGGTCAGCAGCTGCAGCAGGAACAGGCCGGCGAGAGCAATCATCACCCGCAACAGCCACTTTGATATCTTCCTGAGTTCTCTGTGACTCCAGTGCGATCTGGTTTTTTGCATGCTGGTTAGCTCCCAGAATCATATTGGTGATGGCAACGGTTTTCAGTACGTTATCCATTACAGCGCGGTTGCTGTCGTTCGCATCCTGTAGCGTGTTCAGGCTGGCACTGATGCGAGTATTTTCATTCCAGAGCCAGGAGAAGATAACCAGCGCAACGATAGTCAGCCACCAGCGCCAATGCGCTTTAAACAAACCAAAGAGAGTGATAAGCGCCATCATGACAGCACCGCCAGCGACCGGCTGTAACGCACCTTACGGTCAGTCAGTCCATTCTGGCCACCATTGATGATCTGCGTGACACGGACAACATCACCTGAATACATAAGGCAACCACGTAAGGTGAAGTACCATGCAGCAGAACGGGCTGCATGCTTCTCCTGTGTCAGCAACTCTGGTGTGCTGATCAGATCAAGCTTCAGCGCCGCACCGCATTTGGCGTAGTTCTCGCGGCCGGTGATTTGAATCAGGCCACGACCGCGATATTTCCAGCCATCACCTTGGCTGTTATTCCCCATGCGATCACCGTAAACCAGATTGGCTATTTGTGGCTGGTGGGCCACCTGCTTACCATCGACACGCCCCAGCATTTCACACTGATAAGGCGTCAGGCGTTTACCAAAAGTTTTCTTTAGCCCGTCTACCGAGTAGTTGAAGCTTTCGACCAGCGAGGTAAAACCTGCAGATTCATGCCCAACTTGTGCAATGAACATGGCCTGATCGTTGACAGCTGTGATTCCAAACTCTTTCATTGCAGCATCAATGTGCGGAAACCAGCGCGAAGCTAACCCGGCGCTTACACCAGCCGCCTGTTGAAATTGTGATTGGTTCATTAATGCCTCAGCGTATCAACGAGACGCGCTACGTTCCCACGAGCCCATAAGACGGCAGCGCAAATAAGAAGGTTTACGATGACCACCATCCAGTGTGACTCCTGGTAGAGGCCGAACAGATATCGGAATGGAACGCTGGCATAAACCAGCACAACGAAGTAAGCCAGCAATGATATAGCGGGGCGATGTCTTGCCCCTTCACGCTGGTAGAACATCAGGACTAGGACGATGACCGCACAAATACCTGCATTCACCATCGCTGACGGATCACTTGTTACCATTGCTGGCCCCTCCTCCACGGAATCGCGAAAGAATATTGAACAGGCTTCCCAAATCCTGACTGTTGAAAAATGTGAGCACTTTGATTGTCATCGCCGCCACTACAACAGCACCAAGTGCGTCTAATGGCCTGTCACTATACCCGGTAGCCTGTGACAACTTTGAACCAACCAGGCCAGCAGCAAGGACGCCAACAATGAATGACGTCATGAAGTAAGCAATCAATCGTACTCGTGTGATATTTGCCGCTGTCGCTACATAAAATACTGCACCAGCGAATGCGCCAAATACCACGCCATAATCAATACCGGTTGCAAAACCAAACATGCTGGCTCCCAGCAGTCCACCAGCCGCGACCGTAGTGCCAGAAACAGGATCGGACATTAAGCCCCCTCTTATTGCTGTGAGTCCTCTCAAACATGAGGGGAAAGAAAATGCCGTCTAATCGGCTATAGTTATCACTCTGTCAAAGGCCATAAGGAATGACCTTTTGCACAGTGTTATTTACTGGATTTAATCAAAGGCCAGAGCAAAGCAACAACGCAAGCCACCAGCACACCATCAGCCAGGATCGACATCATTTTACTGGTGAAGTCGATGGCCACGACCAGGAACAAGAGAACACCAGATGCGGCCCAGCGTAATTTACCCATCAGATGTACTGATCAAGCGGTAATTGCAGAGCCTGAGCGATTTTCTTCAGCTGCTTCTCTTCGTCTTCACCGATTCCGTCGTTGTCTGCCACATCCAAGCAAAGGCAGAGCACATCAACAGCATCGGGCGTACCAGCCACATCAGCCAATTCACGCATTGCCTGAGCGTTGGCTGAGCGTGGTGACGCCTCGTACTGAGCGCGGATATTGCTGCTCATGCTGGCGATTTCAGCGGCAAATGCAGAAAACGCCGGTTTTGCCTGAATTGTTTTTTCCAGAGTAGAAATCTCTGAAGCATCACAGGTACCATCTGCATAGGCGATCGAGTAACAACCCCATACAGTTGCTTCTACCGCATCACGATTTTCCATCTTTTTAACTTCGACGATCGCTTTACGTGCTTTCTTTTTGAAGATACCGAACATAGTGACTTTCCTTTAGTGGTGAGCCTTACGCTCAGAGTGGAACAGCCCGCAGATGTAGTCACACTGACCACTGCTAAGGCTCACCCTGAAAGACTCTGCGGTTGATATGCGTCGAGCGTGACGCAGATGTAAAAAAGCCCCGCATAAGCGAGGCTATAAATTCTTTGCCACTTTCTGGAGTGGCCACGCTCATGCCCTTGAGGTGCTGGCGCTTAATCGCCGCTGATAACCGGTTCACGTCTGGCGTTCGCGATGCTTTACCGGAGCTATTTTTGATATAGGAACCTTAACCCATCGCTACACAGGCTCGCTCAATGGCGACTCAGGGCAGCATCATGACTGCTGCTTTGCCTTTCGACTGCGGTCTATCCGTATTCCTAGTGCATTTTCATACCCTCCAGAAACGCAAAAACCCGCACGATGGCGGGTTTCTTTTTGTTTTGTTGCTCAGTTCGCTTTAACGTCCCGAGCCTACCACAATTTAAGCACTTTCTTGCTCACTCTGCAACTTAAATCTGTCGCTATTTGTGCCGAATGCGTCACAAACTGGAGCGTACAGGATCGATTCTGCCAGACTTAGCCAAGTGTCAATGCGGCGACGACATGTGATCAGCGGCCAGTCAGGATGTTTAGCCTGCAGTTCATTGGCCATCTGCAACTTGCTCTTACGTAGGCGATGGCGGTCGACAATCACGCTATAGAGCGATCGGTAGTCATCATTCATCAGTACAGAAGCAATGACACCGTCCACTAACAACCCTTCTTCGTCTGAACAGAACGCCAGGCCGCTTTTATTTTTGCTGTTGAGGATTTCACGCAGGTACGCTTCAAGTTCAGGCTTGGTGATTCCTGATTTCTTCATTCTGCGCAGAGCATCATTGATAGCTGTCTTGGTGATTTTTCCTGATGCCAGTAGCTGGTTAAACATATTCCCGCCACTACCACCGCCGATATAAGACCAGCGGCCCCACATGCGCAACTTACCCTGTATCCAGATGCTTTCCAGAGTACGAAGACGAACCATTTCACCAGATTTACCAACTTCAGAAGGATTAATCATTTAGCGTTCTCCACTTACGCCAGTACGCCGATTGCCAGCGCACGATCTATAACCCGAAACACAAGGACCAGTTGGTCACCGTATTTCGCTTCAAATGCCACAGGATCAGCATGCAACTCGTCGTGATGCTCTCTGCACAGAGGAATCACAAACAGGTCGTGTGCCTTTGTACCCATTCCACCCTGCCCGTGGCCAATCAGGTGGTGGGGGTCGTCAGCTTGCTTGTTACAGCAGGCGCACGGCTGGGCCTTAACCCATCTCGTGTATTTCTCATTCACCCAGCGGCGACGCTTGGGTTTAAGCATGAAGGATTCCGGCGTTTCCGGGTCTACCTTCATTGCCACTATCTTTTTCGCTTTCTCCTGTACCAGTTGTTGAGCGGGTAATGCCGGAACAATATCGCTTTCACGTGTTACCGACTGGTGGGACTCTTTCTTCATACGAAGAGCTTTATGGGCTACGGCTTCAGGTATCTCATCAGCCAGGTCGCTCCTGACCATCCACCAGCAAAACTCAGGCAGCGTAAGAACGTGGTCCTCACTAAAACCAAATTGGCCGTTTACAACCTTCAGTAGCCAGGATACCAGGTTTTCACGTGCTATACCCGCCAGACCTTCAGTGAACTGATCACGAATTTTTAAGTCACAGCCCCAGCACGTGCGGATTGAGCCAGGCGCATGCCGGGTGATGGTATAGTTGCGGTCGTGCCACTCGCTGTGTGGGTACTGACATTCCAGTTTTCTTTCGAGCCAGGCATCCAATGAATTGAGTCCACCAGCACGATGTATGACCTTCTGATTTTCGAAGACATCACGCATTAACGGATCATTCTGAAGCTCCTGAGTTGTCTCAGGCAGCAGACCAGACGGTAACTCAGCCATTGACTCTGTTTGTGGCTCGATAAGAACACGCCCACGTCTGAACAGATGCATCAGTTCACTGCCTGGGCGAAATATCACCACCCCGGTCATCGGTGCCACTTCAGGTGTCAGTAATGCCCTCACGCTACCTGCCCCTTAGCAATATGCTCCGCCCACAGGCCACCAATCCAGCGAACACCCTTGGCGGTGAAACGGGACTGATTGAACGCGTAATTTGTCTGGTTTGTCGTGCCTGTCTTCACCTCGAAGCGCCCTGCTTCGATATGCTTGCTCTTTGGCGTGAGAACACGGTTAAGCCGGTACATGATGCCGTTCTCAATCAGGAACATCGCAAACTCCGGCTCTTTGGCATTAAGCAGCTTGGCAACCTGTCGGAAAGTCATTGAACCAGTAGCCGTCACATAACGATCAACGAACTCAGCCTTCGGCGCGGCTACTGCCAGTTCTTCGCTCAGGCGCTGTTTCTGTTCTGCCAGATCAGCAGCAAGGCGCAAAGCTTCAGGAAGTGACCGGGGGACAATCATTCCACCGCTGCTCTCCAATTCCTGCCAACGGTCAACAAGTCGGGCGGTAAACTCCGGCGATAACTGGGCAACGATCACATAGCTGTCTCGTTTGTTCACTTCATAGTGATGGTAGGTCTGACCGTTCTGGGGATGGGTGTACTGCAATGCAGCATACCCTCCAATCACACCGGAATTCATGAGGCGCTCAATCGTTACGCAGACATTGCTGTGCCGGGAATCAACCAGTTTCGCAATCTCACGGCTGGACATGGTGATCTGCTGACCTACCGTCGCTGCATGATGGGTCGGACACGTTACGGTTATGCTCATATGTTGCATGCTCTGTCTCCACTTATCAGGCGGCTGCACCCGCCATTGGTACATGTTTAGTGATCGATATTTCTACTCGCCCACCAGGTACTTTCGGTCCCCACTCCACCAGCATGCGTCGCACCTGACTGTCGTCCTCCCAGATGCCTGCATGTGTAAGCGCGTCAAACAGCGCTTTGTTGTAGTTGTCTATGTCGCGGCGGCGTTCATCAGGTGGATAGAGAACAATCTCTACTGATGCCTGTGATGATGACGGCTTAGGGAGAATGCGGAGTTGCTCAACGATAGCCACACATGCTGCGCTCTGGTATGCCCTGCCTTTGGCACTGATGAGGTGGCGGCCAGCCAGTGGCCCCTTGTTAGGAGCACGCCAGTAGGTGTTTACGCTCGGAGGAAATGGCAGTACCAGTTTCATCATGATTCCACCCCAAAGCGCCCGTTCATGCGCCCTATTTTTCCTACGAACTCCAGCAGGGTTATCCCCAGTGGCTTTATCTTCTCGTGATGCTTCTTCAGGATCGGCGGGACTGTCTCGTTCCAGTTTGGTTTGGGCTTCACCTTCATTGCTTTCCTAATCTCGTCGCTACAGCGTTTAGCCTGAGCCTGAATAGCGTTCTCGGTTTCCTGGTTCATGCGCCTTCTCCTTTCGCCCAGTCGATGTGCATTATGCTGCCCGGAATCAGATGCAGGTCTGGTTTAACAGACTGGTTTCCCCAGTGATGCCAGCCGGGGGCCGCGCAGCGGCTGAACAATTCAATGCGTGACAAATCGCCATATAACTGCTCCAGACGGTAACGCGCTTCTGCTGGCTTCTGGCTGTGATCGCCGAGTGGGCTGTAGATAACCTGCTTGATGCTGGCGTTCTGACGCTCAAGGCCTCTTCCTCTGGTGGCGATCAACAGATCCTCGGTATTGGCGCGAGTATGGTTACCACCGTTCATTCTGGTCTGAGCGTTCAACAGGTCGAGGAAGTCGTAAAAGTCCTCTACTCCACCAGCCTGAAGCGCTTTGTTGATGTGCTGCTCTGCCAGTGCGTTAAGCTTCACCCATGTGAATCCCTTCATGGTTCTAACCTTAAATCCCCACGCTTCGGCAAGCTCGATCGCTTCACGAGTATGTGTACCGGTGAACCACATGGCCAGAACGGAATCTTCGGCAGCCAGCTCCCAGACAGGCAGGCGTTTTATGTCGATGAGTTTCATCGTGCCGTAATGGTTTTCCGCTGCGCCATTGCTGATGGTGTTTCCGTATTCCCATGGTGGATCGGCGTAAATCAGTGAATAACTCATTAACGACCTCCCGAAAATCGACCAGCCAGATAACATCCGTCTTCGGCAATAACTGCTGGCTTAGCCAGGCCAAGACAGCGCTGACGTTCTGCCAGTATTGCTGCTCGCTCTGATTCAATGGCTGATGCGCTGAACGCCTCCATGTAAATCGTCGCAGCACGGTGGAAGAGACCTTTCGACTCCAGACCTTTCGCAGTTTCCATCAAAGCGCTGACTTCAGGAGTTGGTTCAAATACCTCGAAGTGGCAATCTGCTGGCGGTTCCGCGTAATAACGGAACTGACGTCCATCACGTTTACGTGTTGCCAGTTCTGAACCATAAAGGCGGCAAACAGCGAGTTGAAGCTGGTCCTGGCTGTATTGAGTAAGACCTTCGATGATGTCCCTGGTCGTGGAGCCGGGATTCATGGCAATAAACATCTGGACTGTTTTCAGAATGCTCATCGTTACCCCCTGAATCCTGGTGGAATAGCGCTGTAATCAGTGTTCTTGAAGCTGGGTTTGAAGATGCCATCTTCGCGGGCCCACTCGCCATTCACTCGTTCTGGTCGGCCAGCTTTGTCCCAGTTATTTGCAGACTTGAGGTATCCAGGGAACTTGGACGGCTGGAAAAGTGTCTGCGGTCGCAGGTAGTCAGACATCTTCAGATCGTCGCCCCACTTCGCGTTGCAGTAATCCACAACCAGCGACAACTCTTCAGTGGTGAACCCTTCTCCGATACGTGCACGGATGTTTTGCAGTGAGGTGGTTGAAACCTGATAACGAGAGTTCGTGACCTGATTCAGGTGAACCAAAACATGTTTAGCCTGGTCAGTAATCAACACATCACGGTCTGGTTGCCCCGCAACCGGACAAGAGTCTTTACCTGTAATCTCTGTAGTACTCTCTGTTGTAATCTCTGTAGGATCATCAGTGCATTTTGACCTGATGACAGCGGTTCGTTTTGACTTGATGGAGCGTGTCACTTTGACCTCTTCCATCGTGTCATTTTGACCTGATGGAGCAGCGCATTTTGACCTCTTCGATTCGGTCACTTTGACTTCATCTAAAAGCTCGCTTTCATAGTTGATCGTGTAGAAGTTGGTCATGTCGCGTTGAGACTTGTTCAGTTGCTCAATTTTGAGCACACCGAGTGTCTTCAGGCGGGTGAAGGTTCGCTTCAGAGTCGACTCTGACCAGAACGGGAACTGCTCCAGCCACTGTTCAGTCGTGTTGTAAATCCAGCGAACACCGTCACGCTCCATGCCAGACGTTGTTTCTTTCAGCCAGTAGTTAATCTGCTGCAAAGCAATCGCCTCGTTCAGGCCAATGCTGTATGCAAGGTCAGGATTTATCACTATTGGCCGGGATGTCATTAACAGGCTCATTCGGACCCTCTATTTCCCTGAATTTACGCTGAAACTGTTCGAGAGGACTGAAGCACTCGTGCTCGTATCCGTCGCGCAGGTATATAACCCGTTGAGTTTCTGGCTCCCACCGGATAACCCTGACTGGGACGCCGTAGCTGTCTTTAAACCGTCTGTTGAGTGCTCGCATTCGACCTTCTCCGCCTGGCCGTTGAAATCACCTACAACCCAATCGGCAAACTGGTAGCAGACAGGCTCAAAGCATCCGGATACCATTACCCCATACACGAACTGCACCGGACCTTTTCCACCCGGCATAGGTCGAGCAATAAGTTGCGACCTGCGGTACTGTGTTGTTACACTGTTCATGCGTTAGTTTCTCCACTGAATACGACACGCCACGACGCCAGGAGCTGCACACTCGCTGGCGTCACTTCTTTTGACGGCGGCTGAATAAGGCCACAATCGCGCGGATTTCTTCTTCACGCGCTGCCAGATGACGGCGGTGATGTTCCTGAATCTCTTCGGCTTCATGCTTTTCAATCACTCCATCCTCAAGCGCCTTCTGGATAATCTGATCAACCTGCCCTCTTGCAGCTGCTGTACGCATTGCTCGACTGAACAAGTCAACACGGTCAAGATCTTCCAGGCTTGGTACGTCCACTAGCAGTGCACCGCGACGCTTGGCAAAGTAGTCAGCAACAAATGACGTGTTGGAAATGTCTTCCATCGCTTCCAACTCGGTGACTTCAAAGAAACGACAACCGTTTTTCTCGTAAAGGTTGTTGTTGAATTGGGTTTCTGACATGCCCAACGCACCAGCCATAGCCTGACGGCCTCCTGGGTACGCCTTACACATCGCTTTCACTACTTCTTTCAAAGTTTGCTCTACCATCTTGTTTTTCCTTTGGTAGTTTTGTTCACGCAGTTGGACCTGTAGACTTTTCGAAAACATCAGGCCGTAATTTTTCTTTAAGTACTCCAGTAACTCTCTCTATGTGTTGAGACTGTTTAATTGGTGGTCGTTTTTCGCGGTGTAACCAGTTCCAGACTTGCTGCTGCTTTACTTCTTTCCCAGAGCTTAAAGAGAGTTTCCGGGCTAATTCAGACTGGCCACCAGCAGCATTAATGGCCTCCGTTAGGGCTAACTGCTCAGGTGTCATAGTTTTCTCCTAGGTATGTCGATAAAAGTTGTATTCAATCTCGATTATACAACTTCAACAACTTTTATCACAACTTTTTGGTGTTGGAAAGCTAAAACATAAAGTTGTAACCTCGGCTCAAAAGGGGGGAAGTTGTGAACACACTTGCTGATCGATTAAAAATTGCCAGAGAAAAGCAGGGAATGAGCCAATCTCAATTAGCTGATAAAATTGGCTTGTCTCAGCAATCTGTAGCAAAGATTGAAAATGGGGAGACTCTCCAACCAAGAAAGATCAAAGAGATAGCAAAAGCTTTGAATGTTTCTCAAAAATGGCTGCAACTGGGAATAGAAGAGAATGGTTCTCTGTCTGATTTCGTAGTTGAAGAGTTGGAAGAAGCTAAATTAGATCCTGAAGTCTTTGCCAATATACCTGTGCTTGATATTGAGCTTTCGGCTGGCAATGGATGTGAGGCTGAAATAGTGGAATCTATAGTTGATTCATTTCCACTAAGGCGTTTAGACCTAAGAAAATCTGGTGTTAGTCCTTCAAATGCAAGAATTGTAAAAATCTGGGGTAATAGTCTTCTACCAGTTTTAAATAATGGTGATCATGTTGCTGTAGATTTATCTCAATCAAAGCCAATAAGAGACGGAGATTTATACGCGATACGAGATGGTGTTTTACTACGTGTTAAAGTGCTTATAAATCAACCTGATGGTGGTTTAGTGCTACGAAGTTTCAACAAAGAAGAGTACCCAGATGAAGTACTCAACTTTGATGAAAGAAGGGCCAGAATTCACGTTATAGGTCGAGTGTTTTGGTCTTCAAGATCATGGTAAGGCCGCAAAGAGCATCTCTTCAGAAATGATTTGAAGTTTCGCCCCCTCATCATCTCTGTACGAGACTGCTTTTTCAATTTTCCTCCCGTGGCTTGAGAATTTCCAATCGCGGGATGAAAGTGTGCCTATGACCAAATAATCAATTTTCTTAGTAATGCCATTTGATATCTGCCCATCACAATTTGTTATTAGGTCTTCCACATGTGACCTTTTACCCGCTAAAAATACGCCAGTTAAACAGAAAACTTTTCCTTTAATTTCTACTGAAGCTGAATAATTTAAAGGTAGCTTTGTAGATAGACCATCAACGACTCCGCTCTCCAGATCACAACCAGTAAAGTCTACTAATGCCTTATGTAAGATTTCACTTTCTTCCGAAGTAATGACACCATCACTTAAAATATCTTTCACTAAAGTGTATAGCTCTTTCCCCGGATAGTTGCTTTTCAAAGCACCATTCTGCGTTAACCACCAGTCAAGGTATCTAACTTCGTCTTCACTCAGCTTGCGATCTGATATCAATCCTTTACAAAGACCATTTAGGAGATGTAAATCTGATTCGGTAGAAAAAAAATCCACATCTGGAATATCAAGAATTTCTCTCTGTATATCACTCAGATGTGTTTTTAGGTCGTTGCGTTCTTCATCTGTAACAACCCCATCTGATAGAATCTTAGAAATCCTTGCACTAAGGCTTTTTATAACACCATTGCGAATTGATTGGTTTGCTTCAAGTAACCAGGTGTCTAGATACAACACCTCTTCATCTCTTACATGTCCGTCCGCCAAAATCCCGTCAATAATGCTGATTAAATTAGCAAAAAGTTTGTTTCGGTTTTGTGTGTAGTTAAAAACATAGAGCTTGTCTTCCATACAGCCTCCTTTTTTCCTCATCCTTGCATTCAAAAGCCATGCAATCAAACCACATAAAGTTGTTGACATGGTCATAAATCACAACTAAATTACACCTTAAAGTTGTTATCAGTTCTACAACCTAACTACTTAATGTGCTGAATGTCACTACACATAACCTTAGTAAATGGTTGTGATAGAAGGAAGTAAGAAAGCTGTGTGGAGTCTTGGCGGTACCAGTACCAACCTTTGAAGTCCCTGGTATCGCCCTTTTTACTCAACTGAAAGCGCGTTCTGTCCCTTGTCATTAAGTGCCAGTTCGTTAAATCCAAAACAGCGGAACGCGCTTTCAATTGAGTGGAGAAACTAACCGGCGATTGCAGTCGCCCGTTTCACTAAGTGCCTCTTGATGGGGCATTTACTGAAACGAAACCAAAACTTTTATTCGCCTTTTGGCGAGGGATTCGTGCAACCAAAATTCAGCGCCGTGCAGGGCGCATATAACACGGAGAAACTAACCATGACGACCACACAGAACGTCACTGAGTTACAACCACGTATGACCAGAGAGCAGTTGATCGATGCAGCCCGTAAAGCCGCCCCTCTCCTGCCAGCTGCTTACCGCGGGATCATGACCGAACTGGCTAACCGCCTTGATATCGTCAGCGTGGCGCTGTGCGAGTCAATGGAACAGCGTAAAGCACTGGCCATAGAGAACACCGTTTTACGCGACGATGTTAATTGTTGGGCCAAAGAGTGTGACCGCATCGTTGAACGTCATACCAAATCGCCGACCAATATGCACATGCTGGAGGCGCAGAGAGAATTACGCGAGTTAACTCCAGTAACCGATCAGGTTATTCGCGATATCCAAGCCACTGGTGTGGAAAAGTACGCAAACGTCACTATTGCCATAGGGAAAGAAGAGCAAGAAGAAAGCATTGTTTACGCTGGTAATCAGGCTCTGTTATTCGCTAACCAACTTCGCGAAGGTACTGCGTAATGGCCGCTAACTCATTCAAGCAGATGTCCCGTGACGGGACCATCAAGCGCACCGATACCGGGATGTTTATCAGCCTTGAACATATCCACGTGCGTGAAGGTTTCAACAAGCGTGAAGACGACGAACGCACCCGTCAGGCAGATGACGACCTTTTTAACTATCTGATGAACGGCGGCACCGTTCCTCCGCTGGAGGTTATCGCACGTGATGAAGGCGGTGTGTGGGTTGTTGAAGGCCATCGCCGTCGTCGCTGCTACGCACGTTGTGCTGATGCTGGTAAGCCAGTAGACCGCATTCACATCATGCCGTTTAACGGTAACGATGTGCAGCGGCTGGCTCGCATCATGACCAGTAATAACCAACTCCCCCTTTCCGATATTGAACAGGCTGCTGTTATTCAGGAGCTTCATAACGCTTTCAACCAGACCACCAGCGAAATTGCAAAGCTGGTCAACAAATCTGTGCCGACTGTTGAAAAACTTCTGCTTCTAAGCACTGCCAACCACGACGTACAGCAGGAAGTTAAGTCCGGTACCGTGTCAGTAGATGTAGCTGTGAACCGCGTAAAGGAGTTCGGCGAAAAGGCTGGTGAGGTTCTTCAAAAGGATAAAGCTTCTGCTGCTGCCAAAGGTAAGAAGAAAGTCACCCGCAGCGTTATAGCGCCAGAAATTAGCGTTAAGAAAGCGCGGCGCCTTGTTGATCTTATTAGCAAAGCAGGCATCAGCGAAACGGGAGTTATCTGTCTTGAAGGTTTAGCACATGCCGAAGCATTGCAAATTATTGATGAGCACAACTCGTTAATTACATCACGTGAGGGAGAAGCGTAATGAGTAAGGTTGGCGATTATTTCTTTGAGTTCCCGGCGTCGCGCGGAACACAGGGTGGCACAGTGACTTACATGATCACTGCCCCTGCTCGCGCCCTTACCCGTATTCTTGCGTCTGATAATCATGGCAGCACGCTCGAACGCTCTCAACGTGAAATCAATCAAGCTCGGGTTAAGAAGTTTTACCAGTACCTCGTCAATGCCTACAAAAATAAAGAACCATTCATCATTCCACCGTTGGTAGGAAACTGCGACGCGGTAATTGAGTTTGAAGAGTTCGGCAATACGAATGTTGGCGTAGCCCGCTTTCCGATGGATGCGGTGATCAAGCTGTTCGACGGCCAGCACCGTGCTGCCGGGTTAGCTGAGTTCTGCCGGACCTACGGAGAGCCAATCAGCATCCCGCTGATGTTGACGCACAATCTCCCGCTGAAAGCCCGTCAGCAGTTCTTCTCCGATATCAACAACAATGTGTCGAAACCATCCGCTGCGATAAACATGGCCTATGACGGGCGCAATGATGTAGCCCAGGGAATGGTGACGTTCCTATCGCAGCACGACACCTTCGCAGAGGTTACCGACTTCGAGCACAACGTCGTTCCAGCGAAAAGCAAGTTGTGGGTGAGCTTCAAAGCGTTGAGCGACGCGACGGCAAAGTTTGCTTGCGCGAGCAGTAAACCGCTGGAAATGGGTGACATCGAATCTATCTGGGAGGCCTGGTTGTCTCTTACACAGATCGAAGCTATTCGCCACGGAACCTGCCAGGCAGACTACAAACGTGACTACATCCAGTTCCATGCGGTGATGATCAACGCATTCGGTTATGCGGTTCAGAGACTGATGGCTGAGAACTCAATCGTAGATATTGTCCAGATGATTGAGACTCTTGCCAACGATGTTGGCTCATCTGCCATGGAAGAATTTTTCCTGATCTCGAAATGGGGTGGGATATGCGCCAATACAGCGAAAGAAAAACCTTCCGTCATTGCTAACGTGGCAGCGCAGAAGGCTGCAGCTGAAATTCTTGTAAAGGTAATTATGAATTGTTCCATCAATGCAGTCTCGGAGACAGAACAATGACTGACGAACAAATGGATGATCTGATGACTCTTGCAGTGAATATGCAGCGCGAAGCTGAGACAGACTGTAACCGCCCTTCCGCCATGTTCGCTTATGCAGTTCAGGTTGCTGTTTTAGAAATTCGCGAAACCCGTTCTAAGTACGAAGAGCTGCAATCACAAAACGCAGACCTTGCAGTACAGCTCGCTAACGCCGAGAGCAAGTGCAGGCAGCTGGCGGCGGTAGTCGCTGAGAATGTGGCGCTTAAAAATCCAGATAACTGGCTGTCGCAGAGTGATTACGGTTACGAGGCATCTGAGGTTGCAACTCAAAACGGAGCAACTGACGACGAATCCCTGAGGGCGGGGATGATTGCAATTATCAATCGAATCGAAACTCCAGCCACAGAAACAATTCTGGCTGGGGTTCGCTCAGAGGTTATTGATTGGCTTGATACGGAAATATCCGCAATCGATCCGGTATATCGAGGTGACCCGAGTTACGAGCACGACGCGTACTGGATGAAAAACGAGGTGCGTGATTTGGTTGAATCAGCGAAAAAAGTATTCTCCTGTCAACAATCTCAACGTGAGGCAGCCCAATGACAGCACTCAACAAACAGGCGCTGCGTGAAGCGGCGCAGGAAGAAATCATGCTCCGCTCTGTCAGTGACACCTCTGACGCCTGGCAGGATGAGGCAAGCCCGGAAGCTGTTCTGGCGCTGCTGGATGAGTTGGAAGCCGCAGAGAAGCGCATAGCAGAACTGTCTGCGAGCCACAGCAAATTGCGCGACACAATGGCGACCATCCACAACACAATCCGAATGGATGGCGGCTATACGCCACTGGCAGCAATCCTTAACGCTGCTAAACGTGCACATGAAGAATCAGCCACCGCCGCTGGCATTGGCGTGAAGGGGGAGTGAGATGCAGATAAAAACGATTGGGTGGCTCGGCAATTCATGCCCTGGCTGCGGCTGCGGACACGTTCGCGTTTGGACGGATAACACTGCTGGTTCAGTAAATCCGGGTGATGAGGCTGAGTGCGCAAAGTGCGGTCGAGGTGGCGAGGTTGATAGCAGCACTGACTGTGTCGCGTTCGTTCGCTGGGATATGGATGGGGAGTGAGATGGCACTGACGAAAAAAAAACGTGCAGAACTGCGCATGAAGTTTGGCGGTCGCTGTGCTTATTGCGGCTGTGAACTTGGCGATAAGTGGCATGCAGACCATGTAGAAGCGGTACGAAGAAATATCAGCAACGGCTACGCAATGGACAGGCCAGAAAATGACACTGTCAGCAACATGGTTCCAGCATGCATTCCATGCAACTTGTTCAAAATGTGCAGCACAGTAGAAGACTTTCGCAGCCGCATAGCCACTCAGGTTGATGTGACTCGTCGGGCGTCAAGAAGTTACCGCACAGCGGAATCATTTGGCCTGGTTAAACAGACTAACGCGCCAGTTGTGTTCTGGTTCGAACAGTATCAAGAAGGAGCGTCAGCATGACAACTAACCACCCGGCGAACGGTCCTGTATCACTCGATCGCCTGCACCAGATACGCGAAATACTCAGCAAATCAGCAGCACAAAGCGACGGCGGTAATCTCGGCTACGCAATGGCTGATGCTGTGAAGGTGATTGATGGGGCTATTGCTGCGTTTGGTGCTGAGCCCGTTCTGTATGCAATGCAGGGAGTCAACCTAGACACCGACACCATATCAACCTGCAAAAATGTTGTAGACGGCTGGGTCGATGAGTGGAATCAAGAGCGAAAACCGGGTGTGCCTGAATACAAAACAGTCCCACTCTACACCGCACCGCCAGCAACAGTAGTGCAGCCAGTCATGTTTATTGATGGCGATATTTCTGCATCTGACGCTGAGAAACTTGCGGCAGTTATTAGGGAATGGGACGACGCACCAGCGCCGGAACGCGACCAAGTACGCCGTGAACATGCAGCATGGTCAGATGAAACATTCGGTGATGTCGGTCCCGTTGGTCCGCTAAAGCACCTTTCCAAAGAAGCGATCGAGGCTGCTGCGGAACCAGGCGACCTTAGCGAATGGGCTGACATGCAATTCCTGTTATGGGATGCGCAACGTCGTGCCGGTATCAGTGATGAGCAGATTACCCAGGCGATGGTAGAAAAGCTGGCTGTTAACAAACAGCGCCAATGGCCAGAGCCGAAAGACGGAGAACCCCGTCAGCACATCAAAACATCTCACCAACGTGTGTTAGAGCGAAAAAAGTAGATCGTTGCGATACCTGTTATGAAGGTGCTCGCGGCGGATGTGGAACATGTATTTTTAACGGTAATTTTTGATGAGGTGCGCATGACTACTACCGATTTTATGGAGGAGCAGGAAGTTTTCGAACTGCTCAAAAAGAAAAAAACTGCGGTATGGCGTTTACGCAAAGAACATGGATTTCCTCAACCTGTACTAACATACCCTACTCGATACAGCCGCAAGGCAGTTACACAATGGTTAGAGTTAGGTGGAATCAATAGCTCAGTTTAAGTTGTCATTTTTATAAACCTGGTTTCAATTTATAAATATTACATGATGCCAGGTTTAATCTTTTCAAAAAACACGCTCTCATTTTTTCGAAACAAATAAATAAATCTTCTAACCTCTTACCTTGTTACTATTCATCAATTCTTCAGAGAGGCCATATTTACCAAGTGATTCTTTAACTATTTGTTGTGCATCACGAAAATCAATGGCTAGCTTTGCTGCTAATTCAGTGTCTTTAGCCATATTACTATCCCCTATCAATTCATTTCGCAATTGCTTTAGTACTTCTTTATAAAAATAGTCACTCCAATAAAAAACATAATTATCACCATATGTCTCAAAGCCATCTTTTGAACTTGGTATAAATTCTATTATTTTTTTTACTAGTGACTCATAAGTCATGAAATCAGAAACTTGATCTGGTGCAATGTCAAGAAATTTAATTGTAATTCCACCACATAACATAATGCTTTCGTAGATTTCAAATACTGTTACCGTCCTATCACTTAGATATAGCTTTGGAGTGGTTGTATCAAATTTCTTATATCCCTCTAATTTCTCATCAATTTTTATAGGCTTAATAATAGCATCTAGAAAACCTTTAACTTTGTGGTCACCACTTTTTTTAGAAAGCTCGTCAATTTTAAGCATCTTAATATAAGTAATTGCCATATTGAATTCATAAAGAAATTGTCTAACTTGGATCAGTGATTCTGCTGCAGCAAACTTTTTACCTTGGAGTACGGTATCTCTTCCCGAACGAATAGAGGATAGATAAGATCTCACCTGCTCCAATTCCTTTTCCCCCTCCCTTATATCAGACTTAAATCTCTCTATTTTCTTTTCAAAACGATACTCTATTGATTTTGTAAAAAAACGACCTATTGAATTCCTCATTAAATATCCTATAAGGGTCAAAAAGCCGACTGAAGTTACCACTCCAACTATCCACTTCAAAAATTCATCAATCATAATATTCCACTTAATATCTAGACTTGAAAATAATAAATTTACTGATCAATATTTTTTATATACCAAAATATTTTATCAGCATACAGTTCATATGCCTCTTTCTGTTCCACCAGCCAATCGTGTTTGTTATATACTGCCATAACCCCACCTAACTCATGCCCCAACATCTTTTCTGTGACATGCGGCATAATCCCTTCCCCCGACAAATTCGTTACCAGAGAGCGCCTGAAGTCGTGCGTTCGCCATTCAGGTATATCAATCTTATCCCTTAATTTTTTCATGTAGAGATTTGCTGACGAACGATCTATGGCCTTGTCCAGTTCCTGACCGGGAAAGAGAACATCGTTACCTGAATTAAGCAGCCTTTCCACAAAAGGCTTTACTTGGTCGAAAACAGGCCTGCGAATCACATTTCCCATCTTGGAATGCTCTGATGGAGTTGTCCAAATCAGATCATCCATGTTGAACTCACTGGCGGTAGCAAGGCGAAGTTCCGACAACCTTGCCCCCCAAAGCAACAGAAGCTGATGAAGTACCTTGTTAGAGGTAACGATCTTGTTGTTTTCCAGCGCTAACCATATTTTTGCCAACTCGGTATAGGTGAGAACCCGGCTACCAACATCAGGTTTCTTGCCTATGTTCTTAACGCTGAGCTTCAAGACTTCGCATGAAGCGATTAACTGTCGGCTTATACACCAGTTCATAACTGATCTGAGCTGGAGAAGCAGCACCCTTGCCTTTTTGCCGTTTTTCTTTTCCTGCTTGTCGAAGAACCTGACCCAAGCTGAAACAGGGATATTTACTACCGGTGAATCTGGAAATTCTGTGTACATGGTGTTGTACACAACCGACTTATAAAGCGTCTGTGTATTGGGTTTCAGCGTTTCAACATACTTGCTCCACCACTGGTCAAGACACTCTTTGAGCGTCAGCTCACCATCTTCTTTGGCAAAATAATTTTTAGGGTTTAGCCCCTTGAGGTACAATTCACGCATCTCGCCAACGACTACACGAGCCTCTTTGAGAGACATGGCTGGATAGCGGCCAACAGAAAGGCGAACTGGCTTACCATTCCAACGGTAGCGAAACTGAAACGTAATCGTTCCGGTTGGGGTTATACGTACACTCAGGCCGTCACCATCTGTGACTTCGGGTGCGCCGCTGTAGGGCTTAGCATTGATGCTGCGAAGTTTGGTATCACTGAGGGCCAC